CTAGACCCTTGATCTTGCTAATGCTATAGAAAAGATTTCTTCAATATCTAGCTATGGCCAAGGAGCATTCGATGCTATAACTGATTACTTCACGACCCTCAATGACTTAGATATTAGTGCAAGTGTTGAAAAACTGTCACTGGCAACCGATTCTATTAGCAACTTTGTCACTAATACGAGCGGAGCATCAACCGGCATAAATGATATTGCCACATCGTTAAGCAATCTCATTAATACGATTTCCAGCATTGATGTTTCAAATCTTAACAAACTTGGATCGAACATGGCAACTGGTATTAATAACGGTTTTAAATCTTCATCCAAAGATATTCTAGATTCTGTAACAGCGATGATGGATAGTATAAAGGCAAAAATTTCTGACCATTCTAGTGATATTAGTGATGCAGCTAGTTCAGTAGCTATATCAGGTGCCAATGCTGCATCCGGACAGACCTACCTATTCGGTCAAGCTGGCCAGAACTTCGGCGATGGCATAGTCATAGGTATGCAGAGTAAGAGAGATAGCATTGTGTCAACTGCTTATGCCTTAGGTAAGGCTGCTGCAGCTGCTTATGCTGAAGCTCAGGATTCGCATTCTCCGTCTAAAGTAGGAATTAAGCTTGGCGGATATTTCCCAGAAGGTATCGCTATTGGTATGAAACGAATGAGTTATCTTGTAACTAACGCAGCTAAGGATCTCTCAACAGACGTTGTCGGATCAATTGGTTACAACGTTACTACAACTGGATATTCTCCAACAATGAATTATGGTGATGGAGTCAGGTATGGACTTGACCTAGCACACGTTAGGTCGGCTGGATATTCCAAACCTGCACAAGAACCTATCATCGTTCAGGCTGCTGGCGGTCAGGATTACGAGGCAAATAAGAATGAAGTGTTTACTATTAATGTACCACTTGAGGTAAATGGAAAGCAGTTTGCAAGAGCTACTGCTACTTATACTAGAGATGAGTTGCATAGATTAGATAAACACAATAATAGAATGAAAGGAATTAGAGATTAATGTCTATAGAGAATTATGTAGCACAGCTCTCAAAGCCGTCTTCTGCCCCGGCTATTGATGGGGTATGCTTGGAAGATATAATTCCAGGTTATCGTACATTATCTGTTTCGGGCAGAGACCCGCTAGAGTTGAATCTCACAACTGTAGATAGGGATAAAATTGACGGAGAAATCTATAGGTGGAAGAAGTTACAAGCTCGTACTATAACAATTAACTTTGCTATTACGACAAGTACTCTATCCGCCTATAGAGCATCTGTCTCTAAATTAAAAGCATTTTGTCATCAACATACAAATTCAAAATATATATTTCGTGATCAGCCTGATAGATATATAGTTGGCACTGTCGAATCGATTGATTGCGACGATTTGGATAACTCAGGAATGGGAGCTTACGCTGGTGAAGGTTCTATCTCAGTACACTGCTCTGATCCGATATTCTATTCGGTTGAAGAGTACACTGTAACAGGAGACCCAGGAGAAGCTGTATCATTTAATTATGATGGCACTTATCCGGCATACCCTAGAATTTCTGTAACAAATGGTGATGGATTAACATATAGCAATGACAAACATGTTGCTACTGTAGTAATCACTAATAAAAATGGTGGAATACTGTCTTTTGGAGATAACCGCACTATTACAGAAAAGAGTTCAGCACAGCAATGGGCTACGTTGCTTGAATATGGCGAAGATAGAACTTATGGATTATCAGGGAATAGCTTAAGTGACTTACTTTCAAAAGGTAAGGCTAATTCTGACAACACAAATAAATGGTGGGTTAAAACTGGTTACAACGGTGCAGAACAAGATGGTACTATTTCTTATCGAGTAACTGGAGGTCAGGCAGAACTATACCCAAGTGCATTTAATGACAATGGTACAAATACTTGGCTTGGTACTTCTATGAGATGGGAAATGGGAGCTGCTCCAGATGGTACTACGGCATTTAGGGATTACGAGTTTAAGTTTGATACAGCATTAATTGCTACGGATAGATTACAGACTGGTGGCATTTATTGTGGAGTTGAGGACGAAAAAGGTCAACAAATTACTGGAATGTATATATGTAAAAATTCTGATAACATGGTTGACTATAACGTTATGATGTTTGCTGGTCCAGATATTACTATGATACACAATATTTCTGGAAGGTCAGTAGGTGATGCGATTAGTGTGGTTGGGAACAGCAAATCGAGTGCTAGTTCATCTGTTGGATATGACGTAGATGCTATTGCTAATAAAGTAATTCGTGGTGACTATGGTAATGGTCAAGATCGTGTTAATAGGCTTAAAGCAGCTGGCTATGACCCAAATATTATTCAGAATCGTGTAAACCAATTACTAGGATTAAATTCTAGTGGCCAGGTACCAGCATATGATAAATATGCAAATAACACAGGTGTAAGCAACCATCTCGCTTCATGGGGTTCAGAACATGCTATGTATAGATTTGGATCAACACTTGTAATGCATTTCTACACTCCAGAATACTATTCTGCAAGTGCATATGGTGTAGCAGGTGATACATCAATTTCTCCTCTTGCCAAATATATAGTACTTGGTTTTACTCAGCTTCGTGGCTTTGGAAAGATGGCCGTACAAGGATTACAGTATATAAGAGTTCGTGGTGTGTACTCAAAAGTCTCAACATCGTCTCATACTGTAACAGTATTCTTATCTGCAAGGGATACCTTGACAGCTGATTGTTCAAACGCAACAGTGGAAGTTAATGGATTATCACGACCTACCATGAATGCTCTTGGTAACGATTGGTCGAAATTCAAAATGGAACCTGGAACTATACAGCAGATAGCAGGAACTCAGACAAATTCAAGTGGAGCATCAGTAGGTAATAGCAAAGTAACAGTAGCTTATAGGAAGGCATATGTATGATATTTCATGTAACTGATGGAAACTTTAAGGTCTTGGCTGCTGTTACAGATGATGTGCCTGACGGATGGATATTGCAAGATGATGATAGAGTGGAAGAACTCGAAACGGGAACTTCCACTTTTTCTTTTACTGTTGGATATAGATTCAATAAGTCTAAGTCCGATCCATTTTCTCGCACAAATGCAGCTAATATATTCAAAGCTGGCAACCATATATTTAAGACAAACAATTGGGGATCATTTAGCAGCGATCAAGTATATACTATCGTTACTAGTGAAGAAAACTTCAAAGATGGCACATTCACTGTAGAATCAGAAGATTTAGGTCTTGATTTATTGAATGATGTATTGCCTGCTGCTGAAGAAAAGTCTGCAACTGCAAAAGAGTTTATGGATGAAGCTCTCAAAGGAACAGACTTTATATTTAAGATCAATGATGCACAGGATATCCCAGCAAAGGCATTGAGCTTTAGCGAGGAGACTGTATCAAGTAGAATCTTAAATATTGCAGATGCGTTTGGCATGAGAGTTCGGTATCGTTATGAATTCGATAACAACGGGTTTAAGACTGATGGCACTAATCATGGTAAGATTATAGACTTTATCTCTAAAAATTCAGAAAATAATGGCACAATACTTTACATGAATACTGACATTGAGGATATGCATGTCCAAACCGATGTTAGTGATCTTGTAACAGCACTTGAAGTATCTGGCACAAATGATGTTGGTAATAGCATTAATCTAAGCGGATTCACAGTTCCAGATACTGATAAGTCTAGATATGTCTTGAAAGGTACGGTTTTACGAGATACTGTAGCTTACAGGAATTATCCTGGATATAACGGACGAAATAATGAAGGATTCCTAACTGGTATCTTTAATTATTCGAATCAGGTAAAGAACCAGGAAGAACTATATGAAGCTGCAAAGAAACAGCTGATAGAACTATCGTCTCCAAAGGTTACATATGAAGTGGATTTATACGATAATGTCTTATACGAAAAGAATGTATCAGTTGGTGAAACTGTAAGTATTGTAGAAGATGATATTTCAGAAACATATTTAACAGCAGTCGTACAGAAGCTTGAAGTATCAGAGTTAAGCGGAAGAGCCACAATAACTCTTGGTGACTATAAGATTGCTAGTTCTGGTATTGGTGAACAAGTACAGAGAATCGCTAATCGCCTTCAAGAAAAACTAAATGATTTACAGGTTTATACTTGGATTGTTTATGCGGATGATGTATCTGGCACAAATATTAGCTTAGAGCCTACATATGAAGATGGCGATGGAGTAACTCAATTTCATACATACATGGGAGTTGCAAGTAACCGTGTAAATATGGACATTGATATTTCTGATCCGACAATCTTTAAATGGAGCAGGATACAAGGTCATAAGGGAGATGATGGCATCAGCTATTATCTTCATGTAGCTTATTGCAATCGTAACTCAGATGGCACATATAGTGACTTTTCCACAACTGAATCTGAAGGAAAAACGTACATTGGAACTTACACCGATACGAATCCTCAATCTTCAGAAGATCCGACGAAATACAATTGGCAGCTTGTAAAAGGTAGAGATGCAGATCAACAGGTAACTCACTTTGCTTATGCCAATCGTGAAGGAGGATATTATACTGATTTCTCTACTGTAGATAACACTGGAAGAAAATGGCTTGGTATTTGCGTTGATAAAAATGCTGATGCCCCAACAACTCCACAATCTTATGTATGGAGTAAAGTAGTTGGAGATGATGGAACTAGTTATAGTGTAAAAGTTGCAAATGAAGGCAATGGTGCAACTATTACTGTTACAGATAGTAATGGTAATGTTACATCAACAGCGTTTGTGGCTGATGGTAAGGATGGGCAATCTATCAAAGGTGATGACGCATATTTACATGTTGCTTATGCATTCTCTTCTGATGGAAAAGATGGATTCTCTACTACATGGGTTAAAGGCGCTAGTTATGTTGGATTACTTTCAAATCACACGGAAGAGGACTCCACAAACTATACCGACTATGAATGGTCACTAATTAAAGGTGCTGACGGTCACTCCCCTAAAGTCACTGCAGTAAAATCTGGCGACACAACAACTATCTATGTAGATGATGAAGAACGAGCTACAATCAAAGATGGTAAAAAAGGTGATAAGGGAGATCCTGGAGCTGACGGTGTTAGCACATATACTCATGTCGCCTATGCAAACCGTAAGAATGCTCTAACTCCTCAAAATGCAGTGCAGAGTATTA